TCTTTGCTGTAGAATGTAGGTGATCTACTAGCTTCTGGTGACCTATGGTCGGCGGGTTCATACGTCCGAACGTAATAGCAACAGGCTTCATTTACCCTCCCACGCACTGGTTTTCCGTGGACTATACAGTGCTTCCCTATTTAGGGATTTTAGCGCCTTGTGGCTAGTAAATTAGCGCGACTGAATTCGCCGCGGTCAACTAGCTTAGTCGGTGCGCCATCTTTGATTGCGACAAACCCTTCTGGCTTTGCGCTCTGCCCACCAATGGTATGCTGAAATGGCCCTGGGTTAGATGACAGTGCACCAACCAATACATTCTTAGCATTTTGCAGATGATGGTGCACCTCAAATGCACGATCAATATGATGCGAATTTGCATCAAGGTGATCTAGCGCATCTTTCAATTCTTGCTGACGCACCGAGCGAGCTTTGTCTGTCTTTAGGGTAGACATCGCCTTTGCATATCTGGTAGTAACATACTTCTTCAGCCCGTCAGTTGTAGGCTTAGTGCCTTGACGTACCGTATCATTAATGTACATCTTGATATGATCGCGGTGTCTCTCTACAGCCTTGTGCGATGCTGATGTCATTTGAGATGCAGCAGCTCTAGCCTTTTTGATGTGCGATTCATATTCGCGCTCTTGTGCAGTAGTATAACCAGTGCGCTCTACTGGGTGCTCAACCGATATCATATGCACGTCATTATGTTGCTTGAATGCGTTCTCGTCAGGATCGAATGACGCCTTCATTGTCTGTAGTGTTGAACCAGTATAACGTGTATGAACGGCTACACCTATTTTCGATTTAGCAATCTTCTTCCCGATAGAACCATCTTTCGGTGTAGAGTATGTGATGGTGTTAGGCTTGAAATTGAGATTGTCATCTTGCTCTTTTACGTCTTCAGGTGTGTGCATAATGTCACCCTGAAACACTTGACCCTTTGGTGTGACCTTCGGTAGATGGGCTAGTGCAGCTTTTAGCTTTGCGACAAGCCCAGGCGCATGACCATGATTGGCTACAATATCTTCGTCGGTGTAATTCAGCTTGGGTGTAACATTGAATGCAGATTTTGATGCGACGAAAAACTTCTTGTTCTCTGGGTGATAACCGAATACGATTGATGGTGACCCATCGTATTTCATTGTCACCTTTACTTTGCTATCTTTTCGTCTTAGCTGATCGTGTACGCCATTTAGTGTATCAACTGCGTGCTTGAAACCTACTGCACCCAGATTGATGTGATGATCCTCAGCATGTTCTAGATGCTTTAGCTTGTCATCTGACGCGACCGATTCTGACAGATACACTCTGAAGCCCAACATTAGATATTAGCCCTCAAACTGTTTCATGTAGCCTTCGATAAACTCGGGCGGAATAGGCTTCTTAAATCGAACCTCTGTGGCAGCATAATATTCTGAATCAAACTTATCTGGGTTCTTAGCAACCCACTTTGCATATTCGTTTCTGTCCATCATATGCTTCTTGGCATCACCCATATTACCACGCAGTTCGGCGTCCATGTGACGCTCTGCCCAGTCTGCGGGGATTTTCAGTTTGATGACAGATCGCTGACTATGAGGAACACCAACTGCCTTTGAACCAGCGCCTCTGAAATTTGCTTCGCCACCTGCGCCTGACATAGAAGCATATGCGTGCGCTGTTCTAGCATCGGGTGTAGTAGAATACATCCCAGTCTTAGGGTCAGGTTTATTGATACCTGACTTTAACATCGACTGAACATTGCGGTCATGGGTGCCGTGATAGAGAATGTAGTGATCACCTTCTCTCCACCACCCACGACGCTTAGTCGTTTTATCAAATGGTAGTCTCTTAGCTTCTACCTGTTCTGTTAACCATCTTTTGAACGACATGGCCACCTCTGTATTCTGTAGCCATATTTATGAAACCTTTAGCTCACCATCAACCATAGTTAGCTCAATAGGCTTACGATTGGTCCGAGTATAGTCACGTCCACCATCGATAAATGCAGAACCATCGCTGCTGGTGCGATAATCGTGACGATAACCACTCACCACAATCTCACCGCTATCTGCGACCACACCTAAGATTGAATCGGAGAAAGCGGACTCTGCATTGCAAATATAGACATGACCATCATGACTAACATATACACCGAAATAGTGGCTATGCGATGGGTCCTTTAGCACAGGCTGATAGAATACTTCAACCGGGTGCAGACTCCACCCACCATCTTTGGTCTTAACAGCCCAAGCACCAATATATTTGGCGTTATACATTTGTTCTACAACATCTGTCTTGAGGCTGTCATAGAACTTTTCTGGGAGCTTGATGTTCATTGTTCGACCAACCTATAACAAAAGAAAGCCATTGGCCCCACAGGCAGCGAATCAAACGCACCTGCATTACCAACTCTAGCCATTGACTCGCACTGCTCCTTATTTGAGGCATATAGTGCAATTCGATTAGGCTCAGAGCCTTCAGAGAACATCACACTTACGGCTAATAGTACCCACATCATCTATTTGATCTCCACAAATATTTGTCATTACCAGTTGCTTGTGCCCACCTATTGAGAAGAGGCTTCTCCATTTCATAGGCCTCTTTTTCCCAAGGGTGATCATCATATGATACCTGCTTACTGTCGACCCTTTGACCCTTCCATGTCACCAGATCGCAGTTTTGAATATGATCGTATAGCTCACGTCTGGCAAATTGCTTTACGTGAATTAATTCATGCGCCAAAGTCTTTAGTGTTCTCTTGCGAGATGGACCAGCATAGAGACGCACCGTAAATTCTTTTGGGCGTCTATTGTCATCGGTCCACTCACAGTCGCCATAGATGCACTCAGACTTTAGCAGATCCTTCACCAGTTTTATTCTGATGGTTAGGGTGTCAGACAGACGATGGTTCATCAGGTCACATACCATCCACCTAGTCGCATCGCGGACAAGATTTCTGTAGGCCTTATTGTGGCCTCGAACGGTAATATGCGGACCTGACTTTACCATACATTTCCCTATCTAACAAGGTTATTGTATCAGGCACCCTTCACATTGTCAATGGCTAAACGTATATATCAATGCCAGCGTTTCTTTGGCTGTGAATACCATTCAGGCTCAACTGGCTCGTCAATGGCTTCTTTCTTGGCTCGACGCTCGCGGCGCTCGTCTCGCCAATCACGATTGTAATCTCTACTTTCATAAAAGCCATGATCATCGTCATCATCATAACCACTACGTTCATTCTTACGACTCTTACCCATGTTACACCTTTAGACCCGAGAAATCCTTTCGACCCATCTTTTTGGTCGTCCAGCCCATCTTATCTTCCTCATCACGGCGCTGACCAAACTGTGTCTTATCCATGACGGGACGATCCTCCATGATGTCTGCTTGGGCTGATTGCTCAACATCATAGAGCCGCATTTTTTCTCTATCGACACCAATGACGAACCTACGATTAGCCGCAGGGTCGCTGTATCGATTCTTAAGCTGCTTGACCATAAACTGACTAAGGTCTTGAAGTTCCTCGGTAGAAATTAGCGCGATCATGAAATCTGCTGTTGCCGGCAGACCAAATGATTCTGAGGTGTCTGTCAGTTCAACATCGGAGCTGGAGTAGCCGGTTCGTGTCGTCTGTGTCGCAGACACAATCGGTAGATTTCGCTCTACAGCCAGACCTCGAAGTTCTTCTGCTATAGACTTGATGTAGGTATAGCTATTCACATTCGAACCTGTCTTGATACGTGATGACATGCAGATATTTAGATAATCGATGTAAATAATGTCAGGTACGAATGATCGCTTAAGATTAAGCTCATTAAGCAGGTGTCGGAAGTGACCTGCATGGGCTGATGCAGTTGGGTATTCTTTGATGATCAGTTTACCAGTTGTCTTTGATCGAATACCAGCAATCTTCTTTTCGTAAAGATCGCGCGGCAGAACCTGCAGGTCAGGGATTGGTACGTTGAGAAGATTTGCGTCGATTCGCTCAGCAATCTTCTCCTCGGCCATCTCCATTGTGATATACAATACGTTCTTACCAAGCATCAGATTGGCAGCTGCCATATGACACATTGCAAGTGACTTACCGACACCCGTGCCTGCGAGAATGATATTCAGAGACTTGCGCGATAGACCACCGCGAGTGATCTTATTCATTAGCTCAAGGTCGAAGGGGACCTTCTCTTCGACGCGATGATAGAAGTCATATCGATCTGTGTAGTCATCAATAAAGTCATGACCGATATGTGCATCGAAAGATACGGCCAGCGCGTCCGTAAGAATTTGAGGGATCGAACCCTTGCCTCGATCCTTGTCCTTACCATCAAGAATAGTGATGCTGTCCATGATGGCATTATAGACAGCACGCTCTTGGCAGAACTTCTCAGTCGCATCGACAAGCCATTCCTTATCGACAGGCTCAGGTGGCGACAAAGAATTAATGGCATCAAGTACTGCTTGATGCTCCTTGTCACCGAGTGACTTTACGCTGTCAATCTCGATGGCAAGGGCTTCACGACTCGGTAGAGAATTATACTTCTCAACAAAGGTAGAGATATTAGAGTAGATCAGCTTTTCAGCTGCATCATTGAAATACTTCTCACTTACGAAAGGCAGAACCTTGCGCGCATATTCTTCATCATGAACCAGATGCCTCAGCACCGTCGTTTCGATTCGCATTATTCATCTCTGCGGTTGTTAGAACTACGTGATACAAAATAGAAGCTAGAACATGCTCAAAGTCCTTAAGCATGTCCGGTGTCTGTTCCCAGGTAGAAGTTAAAATCTTATAGGTGAAGGAGAGGGTTGCATTACCCTCACCATCATCCATATCATTTACCTTGACTGTCTGAAAATAGAAATTGGTACCGGCAAACTTACCATTCGTAATACCGAAGCATAGATGGTCCGTCATCGACGGCTCATCTATGACAGTATACTCAGCCAACGGCTGATTCGGTATCTTCCTCTTCATCTTCATTCTCCGTCATCTGACCTTGACCATACTTAAATTCCTTACCTGCTGCGGCATCAATCGCATCAAGCAAACTCTTAGTGAAGAACCGCTCCGGGTCTTCTTCGATCTGCTTACCATACCACTTACCGCCGTCTGGCATTTCAAATCGATTTGATACCTTCTTGATTATACCATGTTTCTCAGCCAAGTCAAGAAGTCCGTAGTACCTATTCAGGCCGTCATCATAAGAAAGCCTCACATCAATTGACTTGTTCTCTTTAGTAAAGCGACTCTTGGCCAGGCGACAATGAATAATGTTGCCCACAACTTCTGTGCCGTCACGATCCTTCTTCTTAGACAGGAAGACAATCTGCGAGGCCGCATACTTCAGACCTTCGCCACCACCCATGTCCTTTGTGGGAACATATGCACCGATCACATTGAAAATATGATTTGTCACCAGCAGCGACACATTGGCACGGGCCAGCTTAAGAGACAGCGCACGGAATGCACCGCGAATAAGCTGCGACCGAGTCATGTCGCGGGTGTTCTTACCCTCAGAGATATCTTCCATCTCTTTTTCAGTCGAAAGCTGACCAAGCGAGTCAAGTACCATGAGCATCTTCGGGCGCTCCTTCTCAGGCACCTTCAGATAGTTGTCAAGAATACGCATCGCATGTGTGCGGAAGCCCTGCACAGTAGCCTGCTCTGAAATGACAACGCGGCGCGGGTCAATGCCGCGCGCGACAAACATTTCCTTTGTCACGGCTGCTTCGGTATCATAGTAGATGACACCAGCATCAAGATTATCCTTAAGAAATTGCTGTACCAGACCAAGAACGAAGAACGTCTTACCAGTTGCGCTCTCGCCAGCAAACACTGTGATCTTGTTGTTAGGTACACCACCATAGATGCTACCAGATAGTGCAGCATTCAGCAGGTATGAACCCGTGTCCATCGTGCCCGCAAATTCTGATGAATGCAGACCATCATCTGCAATGTGTGTATCAACATCTGCGATTTGCTTTACCATATCGCGGAAGAAATCTTTACTCATGTATTATCTCCTTGTGTCTTGGTTGATTTGAATTCTGTCATATAGCTGTTGTCTGTGATTTGATTACGCTTATTTTCTACGGAATATACTGTCATGTCAATCTGATATCCTGGGTTACTTCTAAGTGGTACATCAATCCACGCATCGTCATGCCATATAATCCTATTGTTGGGGTATGCATAGAAATTACCATCATCAACCTTGAACATATGCGCGCACTTATGCTCAGGCGTTTCACTAAAGTTTGTGTCTAGAATACCTTTGTTCTCCCATGACCAATCCATAGTAAACATATATTCACCACCAATACGGCTACCATCACAACGAATTAGTTGTGCGCGCAAGCCAGCCATACGAGTGCGAATATTAACGTCAATATACGGGCTAAAGCAGTTCCAGTAATAGCAATCTTCAATCTTTGGAACTGGTGCGTCTATCTTCCAGCAGAAAGCCATCAACGGGCGACGAGTCCAGTTGACGCCATTATCTAGAAAGGCCTCAAAGAGAGGCACGCGCTTCTCCATGCTTGCAACGCTATGCACATCGCATAGCGTAAACTCACCGTGACCCTTCTCATGATTATACAGATATTCATTCCGCATGTAGCAGGTGAATGTCGGTAGGTTGTGATTTAGATATGACATTAGGTGAAAAACCTAGCTAGGGTTGGTCGGTCCTCATCCTGCCAACCGATCACGTCTAGGATCGAACGAAGCGGGTCAAGGAATGCTTTGTCAAACTGCATTCTGTAGTCTATGTATTGACTCACATCAAACTCGGGCGGTAGCATAGATGGGATAGCCAAAACATTCTCACCCAACGTGTTTGGCATCTTAAGATAACAAAACTTAACCTTCTCGCCGTCTTTGATTGTTTGATATGTCTTATCAAGCCCAAGCTGCTTAAGGCGACGATTATATGCAAGGCTCGCACGCACATGAATCGGTATGCCCTTTTCTGCGCGCGAATACTTTGTCAGACCCTGCACGCCGCGAGGGAATGCAACATCTTCAAACGGAAGCTTGTTGAATTGCTCACGGAAAGATGCGACAAATTCTTGAAGGGTTGCCTCATCTTTGTTCATGATGATATCAAGCGCATCCTTAATTGCCTTTCGACATGCGCCTGGCGTTGAAGACTTGACAGCCTCGATACCCATCATCTTTAGCTTTGGCTTCTCATATCGCACGCCCTCAGAGTCATGCACATTGAGAATGTATCGCTTCTTACCAGTCCAGATACCGCGGTCTGCAATAACCTCGCGCTTCATCGACATCTTCTGGGCAAAAGCATTCATATGCTCTTGCAGGCTAGAATAGATTCGATCAATGATAGGTTCAAAGCCTTGCGATGCGGCCTTGTCGAGATAGTTGACAATCTGCTCCTTCGTCGGGTCTTTATCTTTGAACATCTTCTTGATTAGATCATCAAGGGTAATGTAAAGACTGTCGGTGTCAACGGCAATCACATAGTCCTTGTCAGTTGTGCCGAGCAGCTTGTTGATATGATCATTGATCTTGACCTCAGCCCAGCGAATAGAAAGCTGACCACCAACCGTGATAGCTGTGGCTTGATTAAGATCATAGAATCGAAAGTAAGGGTTGCCAATTGCACCGTAAGCTGAGTTTAGCTGAACCTTCTTCGCAAGCTGCATGTTCTTGTATCGAGATACAGCCTTCTCATGCTCTCGCTTTTCTTGAGGCGTTTTGGCTGACTCAACATCTTTCTGAGCCTGAATCATCTTGCGCTTGTATTCGGACCGACTGTCATACATGCGCTCCATCATCTCAGGCAGAAAGCCCTGTCGCGCATTGCTGAAATATCGACCGTTGGCTGCAAGACTGTAGCCTTCTCGCGTTGGCGGCGTGAAGTTAGAATCAAGCAATTGATCGACAGTAATATCGACACGATGCTCTCTGTCAAGCATCTCAGGTGAGATGTTATACTGCATGATAAGATGCGGGTACAGAGAGTTCAGGTCGAAAGACAGAACCCATTGATGTGCGCCCACGATAGGCTCTTTGACATATGCACCGACATAAGCCTCGTCCTTGCTGCCACCACCAGTCATAGGCACACACACCTTCTTCTTCCACAGGTGATTGTGGATTAGTACATCCCACATCTTAACCTGTGTGAATACGTCGGTGTAGTTGACCTTGGCGTCATATGCAAGGGCGAGAACCATGTCGATAAGCTTCATCTTCTCATCGAGGCGATCAACAAGCTCAACGTCTTTGATGTTATAGTCAATAAACTTTTGATAGTTCTCTTTGTAAAGCTTGTGCAGCGAGCCATATTCAGAATAGTCTAGCTTCTTCTCGCCGAGTTCAACGTGAGCAATATGATCAAGGCGATATGATTCTTGCTGCGAATACGTAAACTTCTTGTAGAGTTCAAGATAGTCTAGCGTAGAGACGCCGGCAATATCAACTGCCGTCTGCGTCTTACCCATGATATTGGTCGTGCGCTGCGAGATAAAGCCCCAAGGCGACAGTCGCTTTGCAGCCTTCTCATCTAGCACCTTAGAGATACGATTGACAAGATAGGGAATATCGAAGAATGTGATATTCCACCCGGTGACAATCTCGGGGTGATACCCGCGCTCCCATTCGATCAGAAACGTCTCTAGCAGGTCGCGCTCATCGCGGCATCGAATATATCGCACAGCATGATGCGACGGTCGATATTCACCGCAACCCATTGCAATGATTTTCTTACCGCGCTTTAGTGTGATGGCTGTGATTGGCTCTTGCGCCAGCTCAGGTGTCGGAAAGCCATTCTCAGAGCCGACCTCGATATCAAGATTGGCAATCTCAATCAGGTCACGATCATACTGAATTTCGCCCGGGTATTCTTCATTGAGAAATGCATATTGAAATCGTGGCAGACCATAGATATCGAAGTTAGATACATCGCTGTATTTTTCGATAAAGTCTTTGGCCTCGCGAATGCGCTCAAATTGCATGGGCTCAACTGCTTGCCCAAACATATTGCGCCAGCCAGACTTGGCATGCCCACCCTTGGACGGTACGAAAAGGGTCGGCTGATATTTGATGCGATCAGAAAAGCGAATACCATTCTCGTAGCCGCGAACGTGAATGGTATCACCGATTTGAAAGGCGAAGGTATAGAATTTTGTCATGCGGCCATTATATACGGTTATTACTTGCGTGTAAAGGGTACAATGTTCTCGTTTTTAGGCAACTCTTCTGAGTCAAGCTTACCATGATAACCTGTAATCATTTCGTTGTCTGGGTTATAGGTATAGAGAATATTTCTCTCAGAAATTGTTATAACTTTGTTAGTTGTAAAGGGGATGTAGTCGGTTATACCTACTGATGGTGCACCCGCACTATTTGTCATACCAACCAGTAACCCTGGATTGAAAAGAACCCATGCTCGATTTAATTCCTCAAACTGAGCATGGGAGATAACGTCTTCACCGGTGATCAGCTTTAGACCGATCACCGGGTACTTCTTAGGCATTAGTGATCGCCTAGCACACCCAGAATTTCGTGGTAGTGATGCTCACGATCTGCGAGACCAAGATCGCCACCGTTGACAAGCTTTGTCATCTTACGAACATCACCAGTGTCAGCCACTTCATTCAGACCACGAGACTTCCAGAACCAAGCAGCCGAGCGCGCAGCACCCTCAGGCGTTTCAAGATATGATGGGTCGGTAGTTAGATCCTTACCGAGACCCTGACCGCATCGCGTATAATTGCTACGACCTGTTAGCTGAATTAGGCCTCGGCCACGGAAAGCCCAACCGTCGCCCTCATTCACGTTACCGAGATTCTTTGCACCCCATGCACCACCATAGATGATGTTTGCAATGCCTTCCTGATTTGCAGGCTTCTTAGTCGCATCGTCACGACCAACCTCAGCAGCCTGAGCAGCGGTGATACGAGAGCCAAAAAGAGCAGTTAGGGCTGAGGCCTTGTAATTCAGATTTTCCTTAATGGCTGAAAACTGCGCAGACTCATGCGCCGTCTGCGACAGAAACCCAGCGAGGCGCTTAGGTGTATTAATCTCAAATTCCTCGCAAGCTGCGATAAGCGCATCTGCATACGCATTGAGATTATTCGGGTTAGCCTTGGGGAAGCACTTGCGTAGGGTTTCTGCTGTCAGCATTGGTTTCTCCTTAGTGACGAGAGTTTAATTCATCAAGACGGGCCTGAAGCAGTTGACGCTGCTCTTTGGCAATTCTATGGTCGGCGAGAGCGTATGCAACCTCACGACTCATCCTCCACTCTGTATATATCGCAGAAAATCTATCTGCGACAGTTTTAATCTTCTCTAACATCTCTTTCTCCAAATAAGAAAGGGGAGAGGCTTAACCTCTCCCCCAAGTTGGGCTGATTTAATCAGCCGTTTAGTTGTTGGTTTTCTGTTGATGGATCTGTGATATCCACCTTGCGAGGCTTCTTATTATCGGGGATGATATTCTCCAGCCACACCTTCAGAAGACCGTTAACCATCTCAGCATTCTTCACCTCAATGGTGTCGGCCAGATGAAATTCACGGCGGAAGGCGCGATCTGCAATCCCCTTGTGAAGGAATGTCGGACCATTCTCATCGTTCTTAGCATGACCACGAATCAGAAGCTTGTTGTCATGAATTTCAAGCTCAAGGTCTGAGCGACCGAAACCAGCAACGGCAACTTCGATCACATACTTGTTATCGTCAACCTTGACGATATTGTAGGGCGGCCAACCCGGGACAGCCTTAGACAGGCTCTCAGAAGCCTCAAACAAACGCTTTTGAATGTCATTGAAACCGATTGCATACGTGTCCAGCTTGGACAGATCGGGGAAATAAACCATTTAGTGTCTCCTTGAATAAGCGAGATTGATATAGACAGCACCCTCATCTGAGCAATGCTGTCTATATTTAGCAACTAATCACCCTTCTGTCAAGGGTAACTCATTCATTTCTGGTAGAAGAAATGAGAGATCCGGCGGCGAATATGTCTTGGGCTTTAGAACCTTACCATTCGCATCCTTAATAAACTTACCGTCAACAAACTTGCTCATGTTCGAACGATGCACTTCAGCAAAGCAACGATCCAGATCGATACCATATGCATGACCCGCACCATAGATCACATAGAGCAGATCAGTTAGAGCATCAGCCACTTCTACAATATCTTGATTAAGCATGGCATCACCAAGCTCACCAAGCTCCTCGTCAATCAACTTAAATCGCAGAACCTGAGTATCTTGATCAGGCCACACTGGAGTCTCATTGACCTGCTGCTCACCAGAGCGCATGAAGTCAGCAACCATAGTAAAATTTGTCATTATATTACCCTTTCAGATCAATACGAAATGCGATACCAGTAATACCGCTACGAGATTTTCCACGAATGTCGAACTTTACTTTCGGCATTATTGACTTGATATATGCATCATTAACCACATAGAAACCTTTTGGTGAAATTATACTGTCAGCAACAGCACCTGTATAACGACTTAAAGATATTTCACCTGTGACAGATTCTCTTAGTAATGCCTTTAAAAAATCAGTATCCTTATTAACAAAATCTAGCAGTGCTTCCATCAACACTTCTTTATTGTTAGACATCCAGTATTCATACTCTTTATCTTTAATAATTTTACCATTTTTTATAAATTCTTTAATAGTTTTTTCTTTACCCTCTTGAAGAATTCTTTCTTTGTTACTCTGTGAAAGTAATCTAGTTGGCATTACTTTTAATTCTTCGATAATAGATTTTAGCACCCTACTCTTTGTTGCACCAGGGACTTTTGTTGCAGCAGCCATAAACAATTCGGCGGTTGAACTACCTTGACCAGATGCCAACTGTACTGCCCCAGCCATTTTAACGGATGTCGAATATACCTTCGACCCTATCTTAAGAACCACATCAGTTTTTGGTTCAGGTTTTGCATATATGGAAATTTTAAATGGGTTCTTACTATCATCAGAGTGCCAAGCATCTACCTTAGAACTACCAGCGAACTTTAGTATATGCTTAACACATTCCTCACCCTGCGTCATAATTGTGGACGAGTAGGCCCGAGACATTTTCTTCAGTTTGCCATTACGTATATTAATTTTATCCACTATGCAAAATTCTAAATCAACTCCTTCGGATGCGGCCATCGGTTTTTCTCAGTCTTTAACATTGTTACCGATAGTCGATTGTAAGAACCACCCGTGCTTCTTATGCGAAGCTAACCGACCTGCAAGAAAGTCGGATACATCATATGCACCAGCATTATCAGCCGCCTCATATGCAGTCTTGATCGTCATGATAACCTTGTCATTATCAAGCGATAGATTCATAAGCATCGTTCTAGCATCAGGAACCGTATCTAGTTCAATGAGCGTAGTTAGCTGCCTAAAGCGATTCAGACTACCAGGGGCATATGCACCTGATGATCGAATAAATTCCGCTAGAGGGTCAATTGCATCATTTGCATCCTCATAAATCAGACCAAATAGATCATGATACTGTTTAAAATTTGGTCCCTGAACATTCCAATGATAGAATTGTGCCTTTAGACCAAATACAAATGTATCAGCTAGTGCGACCTTAAGCGGTTCAATAAAATCAGCCATCAGCTACCCCTTTTCTTTCCGATGGTATACTTTGCTTCTAGAACCCAATCAGACTTTTCTTTGTGAGAAAGCACCTTGATCTGTGAGATAGGCGCGATCTTTTCTTTTGTCATGTCTGGGTTCACAACCTCAACCAGACCCCATTCTTCTAGAAGATTGACGATGGTGTTTCGACGCATCTCATCTTCTTCTGCAAAGTTGGTTGGCTTACCGTCTAGAGCAAATAGCTCCTTGAAGTGTACGATAAAATACCTACGCTGCTTATGAAGAATGTGGCATGATTGATAAAGAGTTTGATCCTTACGAGAAGCAACACCAATGCGAGTGAGGGTTTCCTTGATCTTCAGGAAATCCTCAGGGTTCTTCAGTCTTACTTCTACCATTTCTGCTATATCTATCATCAGCTCCACCCTTCTTAGTCCTATCATGGATTACGGCGAGCTGGTTGGCAGTTAGGACAGTAAGATAGTCCTTAGCTCGATTGTAATTGCACTCATAGTATTCCATGACGGCTTTAATATCGTTGTCATCAGAAGGCTTTGGCCACTTGCTTGATTTGCGGCGTCTAGACCTCACTGTATTTATGAGATAGTCATGTTGTAACAGGTTATCTAGATGCCCACGCTGGTTCATCTCGTTAGCATAGAGTACCGTATCGATATGAAAGGACAAAGCCTTGTTCACCAGAAAGGGAACATATGTCTTGTCCGCTACATCGTTAGTCTCACCTCTGAAGTAATCGTGCTTGGACTCAGCAACGGCTTTGACGATATCAAAGACGCCGAGCTTTGCATCTTCGCTCATTTCCACTCACAATCCATCATGATCTGCGTCAGGCAGGCCGCAAGATTGATTTCAGGATTTACAACAAAGGCAGACTTGTATTGATAATCAGCTAGAATCAAAACCAGATTAGGAATGCTGCCCGGCTTCATGTAGTCATACGCACTATCATAAAGCTGACGATAGACAGTATTCTGATCAAGCGTAGCGTTCTGACCAACCCACTGACGCATCGAAGTGAAGTCCTTTTCTCGCAGCATCTTCACCAGAGCCTGAAGATCAGTATCGGTGATGTTAGCGAGAACACCAGCGTCAATCGTACCCTTAGTAGAGTACCGCTGAAGCTCGTTAAGAACCCTGCGCCAGTCAGGGAAATACTTCTTGATAACCTCTGCAACGATCTTCTTATCGAATTCGATATTCTCTGTCGTCAGAATGTTGCAGGCGCGCGACATAAACTGCGCTGCAATGACGGGCTTATCCTTACCGCCGATCTTGAAATCGATAGTCGAGCATCTGGAGTGCAGAGGCGCGATGATCTTATTCTTGAAATTGCATGTCAGAATAAAGCCGCAGTTGTGCGAATACTGCTCCATAAAATTTCGAAGAGCAGGCTGAGTGTGATGCGACAGATAATCTGCCTCATCAAGAATCACATACTTGCGCCCACCCCAGAGCGAGACTGTCGATGCATACCCAAGAATGCGAGTCCGAAGGGTATCAATGTTACCGTCCATCGAGCCGTTGATAATGATATAGTCGGCGCCGATTTCTTGAAACATTGCTTTGGCTACGGTAGTCTTACCGATGCCTGCCGGACCAGACAGAAGAAGGTTCGGCACAGTCTTGTCGTCTACGAACTTCTGAAATGTAGCCTTCAATTCGTCAGGAAGAATACACTCAGAAATAGTCTGAGGTCGATACTTCTCGACCCAGAGAAATTCACTGTCGGTCATCTCCATGTTCATCCTCATCATCATTTAATGTATCGGTGGCAAGACTGTCGGCGATGTTATAAAATATCATCGCCGCTTGATCAGTGCCTAGACTTTTCACATAACCCTTGGTAACCACTGCTGCCAGGGCCGCGAGTACTTCAAGATCGTGACCTTGCTTATGGGCTGACTCCACTAGTTTATGGAGCCAGATCATAAGTGTGGTTGTAGAAACCTCGTTCACTTCTTCGGAGTCGAACACGCGACCCAGTATTCAATGTCACCAGACTTGGACTTGAAGTGAGCCATACCATTAGTCACACTCACATCATAGTCGCGCGGCAGAAGCTTGAGGTTTTCAATCGCAAACACTGCCTTGTAGTCATTCGAAGCATCACCGACTTCATATTCAGTATTGTCGGAGATGTCCTCGAGGACATTGGTGCCAGAGAGATACGACTTACCGTTCTTGCCATAGAGAAGAACGTTCGGCAGCCCAAGCCCGGCAGTCAGCTTTAGCACCCAATTGAGAGCTTCATTGCTGATGGTGAACGTGGCATCAACACTCGGAAGCTTCGGGTCCTTTACAGGCGGGTGCGTGACAGTTGCGATACCGCCGTGAAGGACCCGCGTGGCTGCACGCGAATTGCTTACGACAGTATGCTTATCCGTAAATTCAAGATTCGGACTGTCATAGGCCGTAAGCACCATGATAAACTTTGTCAGGTCATTGATCGCACATTCGATCGGGAATGTCTCTTTGACGTTAGCCGAAGCCAAGATGGTGCTCTTGGAATGGATCGTTCGAAGATTATTACCCGGGCGAATGAGAAGCGATGGGTTGATGGCTGCAAAGTTCTTCAGAATTTCGATAGTTTCATTTGAAAGTTGCATGATATACTCCACTGTTTAGAACATGACGATTATACACTAATGCTTTGAAGGTATCAACCCTTAAAAGCATTAGCGAGCTTCTTAGCCTTACCAAGAGCTTCAACATCGGCAGTGGCAGATGCGCCGATCTGTGCAAGATCGATAAGGCTACCACCGAACGTGTAGGTGCCAGTGTGATTCAGACGCATCCACGGGCAGAGCCAAGTCTTCAGACCAGCACGTGCTGCATACTGACAGAACATGTAGTCCTCAGAGAGATACCGCTTGGTGGCGGGGTCGATCACCGTATCAAAGAACGCCATAATCTCGCGGCTGCCGTCGAAGTGTTCGGTGCGAACATGATCGGGGCGATACATCAGTTCCGGGTAAGCGGCCTGATACTTAACAAGCGTCTCTCTCGGAATCATCATGAAGCCAGTGCCACCTTCAAGAACTTCCACAGGTTCATCTAGACGAATCGAAGTGGTTTGCTGCGTCGGGTTGAACACATAGTCGCCAACATAGGCTTCAAGCATGTTCGCGTCCTTATCAGCGAACCCCTTATCAACGGCACGCTTGATCTTCTCCCATGAGATACACTTCTTGGGGTATGGCGCGCAAACGATATCCTTACCGGGCTGATTGGCAATCACCGACAGTGCGATTACATCACTAGCATCAAAGCCAATGTCGGAGTCAATGAACATAAGATGCGAATAGCCGCTACGCAGGAAGTCATCAACAAGATAGTTACGCGCGCGAGTAATCAGGCTTTCATTGAAGAGATAGAAAAACTCAATGTTCATTCCGTACTCAGCACCGAGGCGCGCAAGATCGGACGTACCCTTTGCAAACTGCCCAGTGCATTGCCCACCATACATTGGCGTGGCAACAAAAATCTTATTCTTACGCAGGTCTTCAATGGAGACATTAATTTCGATAGCCATGGTACCCCTTTCATACCAAACATATAGAAATATGTAGGGCATAAAAATACAAATAGGGCCGAAGTCGAAGCTTCGACCCTACGTAGCCACTAAAGTTATTAGACCGAAGCAAGGGCCCGATAGCCAGCAGCGATAACCTCGCGGCGCGGCGCACCGAGGCGATACATCGTCACCTCGTGGTTGTTACCCAGCGTCTTGCGATTAGCATAGACGGCGTAACCCTTGAAGCGCAGGTCAGACGCCGTGGCGCTCAGGTTCTGAATGCCGAAGCGGCTACGAGCCTGACCCTCGGTGATGTCACGACCGGACATCAGGTAGTTAAGCAGTCGTTCAGTCTTGGTAGTCTTAGCCATTGTATATAAACCTTTCATGTTGGTTGTGTTGTATAAAATGCCCCATTAGAACGGGATTTCATCACCCATCGGTTCGGCAGGGGCCTCTGGAGCAGTCGGCTCCGGAGTCTTGGGCAGGGTCGGGTCGACCTTGCGATACAGATCGAGGAAGGACTTCTTAGTCTCCTCGTCAAAGCGATTGATGCACATTTCGATAGCCTTGGTGCGATCTTCAAAGAGCTTGTAGGCCTTGATAATGTGCGTCAGGCGGCGCGTGGAGATAACCTCATCGGCAGCACCCTCAGCAAAGGTGCGACGAATAACGTCAGCCCAGGCCACAAGATGTTCGATAAAGCCATCATGCTCAGCCGTGCGATTCTCAAACTGAGCCTGAAGAATCTTAGTCTCAATCTTGGTATTCGGGTATTCTTGTTCGATGGTCACCGGGAAACGCTCAAGGAGCGCATCGTCAAGCATCGATGCTGCGACATAGCGACCGTCGTCAGAGCCACGACCCTTGGTGTTAGCAGTCACAAAGATGTTGAAGCCTTCGGCGGGATAGATGACCTCGCCAGTCTTCTTGACAAAGTAGGGCTTACCTTCAAGAATACCCTGAAGGCACATAACCTTGGTCGGGTCAGCGCGGTCAGCCTCGTCAAGCAGCATGATCGCACCCATCTCCATTGCGCGAAGCACAGGACCCTTGAGGAACTTGGTCTCACCCTCAATCAGACGGAAGCCACCGATCAGGTCATCTTCATCAGTCTCGCGCGACATCTGAATGCGGATCATCTGACGCTTCTGGCGCGCGCAAGCCTGCTCGACCATGAACGTCTTGCCGTTACCAGACAGACCCGAGATAAACACCGGGAAGAAAGTGCGGCTAGAAATAATCTTCTCAACGCTCTTGAAGTCGCCAAACGGGACGTAGGTCTTGTCCTTCTCGGGGATCATCACGTAGTCATGTTCGGACATTGCGTTCGGGTCGAACTTCTTGTCCTTACGTTGAGTCATCGGAATAACCTGTGCTGCGTGGGCGATGGACGGGAGCTGATACTTGCCATGGGCAATTGAAGTAAGAGACGAGAAAAAGCTGTGGCGCGGCTTCGCAATACCAAGCTCGTTAGCCAGCTCGATTAGAACCTTCTTAGCCACAACAGCTTGCTCGCCAAAACGAGTCGCAGCGGTTTGCAGCAGCAGGTCACGGTTGTTGGTGTTCATCACGTTCTCCATTGTGTATGCGTGCATTATATAAGGTAGTTGGGTATCAGTCAATGGCAACTTTGGTCGCCTTGCCGGCAATCATATCGATGAAGCGAACCAGCATGGACCGGCTCATGGTCCGTCGGTTGCTTGCCTTAATGAAAGCCTTGGCAAGTCGATTGGTAGTCACATTACCCTCGATATCGTC